CTGATGGCGGCGATCACGGAATGGGTCGCCCCCGCAGACGAGGGCTGCAACTACTGCCACGCGCAAGGCGAGCCGCTGTCATCCGACTCGCTCTACACCAAGGTGGTCTCGCGGCGGATGCTGCAGATGACCCAGCATATCAATGCGAACTGGACGCAGCATGTCGGTGATACCGGCGTGACGTGCTGGACCTGCCACCGTGGCCAGCCGGTTCCTCAGAACATCTGGTTCAAGGATCCGAGCAAGGAAGGGATGGCAAGCTTCGTTCAGGCGCGCCAGGGGCAGAACCGGCCGGACGAGACCGTCGGGATGTCTTCCCTGCCGCATGACTTCCCGGGCCAGATCGCTTCGCCTGACGCGGAAATCCGCGTTGTCGGCGACCGGCCTCTGCCGACGGCCGCCGGCGGCACTTCGATCCAGCACACCGAACGGACCTATGGGCTGATGATCCACATGTCCGAATCGCTCGGCGTGAACTGCACCTACTGCCACAACTCCCGAGCGGTTGCGGAATGGAGCCAGAGCACCCCGATGCGCGTCAATGCGTGGCACGGGCTGGAGATGGTGCGCAACCTGAACGTGGATTACCTAATCCCGCTCCGTGACACCTACCCCGAAAAGCGGCTCGGCGCTCTCGGCGACGCACCGAAGGCGAACTGCGCTACTTGCCACTATGGCGTGAATAAACCGCTCTACGGCGCGCAGATGGCGAAGGACTATCCCTCGCTGTTGACCGTGAGCCAATAACGAAACGGCCGCAGCCCGAGGGGCTTGCGGCCGGTATCCAAACGCACTTCGGCGGTGTCCGTTAAACCGGGCGCCGCCTTTTTCGCGTTGAACGCCGCGACGCCCAGATATCCGAAATATTTTTCTGAGATGACCTACGACGTCGCGGAGTGATCCGGGTGATCATCGCTATCGGACTGCTCGCGCAGAAACATCAGCGGTCCAATGAGCGCGGTGGGCTCGAAGTCGTTGGCCCAGGCCGGCGCTTGATCATGCGGATGCACGCGGCTTGCGCCATGGGTGGGATCGGGCAGCAGCCCATCGAAAACGAGTGAGACACAAGCGAGGGCTTGCTGAAAGTCGGTCTGGTCATGCCACGACGCAGCGTGTCCATTGCCATTTGCCGGATGCCCCTCTGGTTGCGGCTCAATACCGATATCCGCCAGAAGCGCCCGTCCAACATCGCCGGCCTCGGACTCCGTCGTCACATTCGCACCGCCTGCGCGATTGCGGAGTGCCCAAGCAAGCGCGATAAGCTCGGATTGTCCGCCTGTCTGACGGCATCTGAGAACCACATCCGCAAATAACTCGCGGACCGCTGACGCTGGACTTGCAAGCATGAATGCCCCCGATGTTGTGCCTGTGGCCATTTCATGACCTTTTGAGTTCTTTTGGATGACGTCTTGTTATAAAATTGTTCAAACGTCCCCACAATGGGCGATTGTCACATTTCGTTCAAAATTTATATACGCGCACCCGTATCTGAGGTGACATGGGGCGTCTGGCGGCCCCCGATATGCATCCGGAGCAGCTCTGGAAACTATTTTCATTGCATCACTGGCGCTGCAGAAGGCGGCGCACAGCCCGTTTGAACGGAAGGATACTGCCAGGCATCGCATCTTACTTCGACGGATTTTTTTTGATATTTATCAAATAAAGCGGTTCAGGCTTAGACCGATCGGCTCTTTTGCGATGAGCTCGTCAACGGCGTGTGGCTTTGTGACCGCCAGCCTGTAAAGCTGACGATCCGACGACGCCGGGCACGGGTACCAGCGGTCCGTCATGGACCGCCGGTCCCGAGGCTACCCCGAACGATATGGTTTACTTCGCGCCGCTCACCGCGCCTTATCCGAGTCCCGGGCCGCCGTCGCTGCGCCGCCTGGCTCATCACTGGAGGGCGCTGCCCCGTCCTGCATCAGCATAGCGATGACACCCGCAATTGAGGCCACGGCCCCGAAAATCTGGTTCCACTCGTTTTCGCTCAGGCCGAAAAGCCCAACACCCGCCAGGAAAGCCGCGACCCCGGCATACGTGGACGGCTCGCGCAGCCGGTCTATCAGGAACTTCATCAATTGCGTCTCCATGTCTTGGGTCCATTTGTCTTCCGGCTCTCGCGGAAGACTCTCCTGCATCCCCTCCCCCGCCCCGGCGGCCAGGGCCAGCGCCGCGCCGTGCGCCGACATCAGCCGCCGCGACCAGCCCAGCCCGAAGGTGCGGAACAACCGGCTGAGCCGGCCATAGGCCTGCATCCGAAGCGCCATGAACTCGTCGAGCAGCTTCCGGGGATCCGCATCACGTACGCCCCCAAGCGTTACCGGCCCGATGATGCCGTCCACGCCGACGTTCAGTGCTTTCTGCAGCAGCCGCGCGGCGCGGCCCGTGCCCTGGTTCACGCCGCCGTCGAACAAGGCCAGATCAACGCCGGCGGGCATATCATTGCACCGCAAGGTGTCCCAGTAGAACCGGCGATAAATATCGCGCGCGGTCGTCACATCGAGCGCACGCACTTCGGTTTTGGAGACAGGGCGGCCGCGATAGCGCGCCAAGGTTTCGCGCGTGATGCCAAGATTGGTTGCGCCGCCGGGGTCGTCGGGGTGATCGACATACCCGCCCTCGAACGCCAGGACATGGCGCAAGGCGATATCGAAATTCTGTTCCAAACTCTGTCCTCATGAAATGAGAAGCCTGCCGATTGCGCTGCATGGTCGATGGGTTGCAAGGCGCGATCGGACTGCGCGCTGCGAGAACACCCGGCAAACGTGATCAATCCGCAGGCCGACGCCCTTCATCGGCGCACCGCGCCCAACAACCTGCTATTCTCGCGCTTGGCGTCGGACATGCCGATAACCGTGACGTTCCGGAACAGGTCGGGTGCGTATCGCGGCGTCATGTGGATCGACTTGAATGGACGGCCCGTTCAGCACGCCAATCCCGATCCCGGCGAAACCTACACGATCAACACCGACATGACGCATCCTTGGATTTCCACGGACGGCCGTGGCAACTGCATCGAGATGTTCATGCCGCAACCTGGCGCTTCGACATTCGATATTACAGCACCGAACAGGAATTCCGGTCCCGAATAGCGCCGCGCTTACCGCTCGCTATCCTCGCGGTGTTGCTCCCGGTCTGCCCGGCGCTCGCGCAGGAAGGCCCAGAGACGGGCGGAGGCCAGCGCCAGACCGAGCACCAGCGATAGCGTCGTCAGCAACTCGTTTACCCGCGTCAGCCATGGGGCCCATGCGGGCGCGGAAATCAGGCCGCCGGCAAGCAGGGTGTCCTGCGCCTGCTGCGTAAGATCGACTTTGTCGGACATGCCTCTCCGTTGGCTTTGGGTCCAGATTGGGGGTGACATTCAGGCAATCGCCGTCCGGTCGTGCAGGCGCTTCCAGCCGCCGCCGTCGGAAAAGGCGACGGTCGCGCCGTTGCTGTCATCGAAAACCCAGATCAGACGCCCGGCGGGCGAGACCGGCGGCAGGCTGGACTTGGAGTAGGCTTTGAGGCCGAGTGGCTGCTCCATCGCCATTTCGCCATCGGCGTTGCCGATCTTGAATGAGGTGAAGAAGCCGGTCCCGTCCGAGACCTTGAAGGTGAGGTCGTTATCGCCGATCAGGCCGAACTCAGCATAGGTCGTGAAGCCCTGCTGAAACATGAAGCTGGCTGTGTCGCCGGCCGTGGACTTGTTGATCTTGGCGTTGAAATGATCGCTCTCGGCATTGAACAGCGCCGCCGGGGCCGTGACCGAGAGGCGGTTCGTGGCATCCGCCGTGGCGTTGACGCCGACCAGACCGCCGGTCGCCGGGTTCAGGCTGGCGACCGCGCTTGCATCAGCCCATTGTGCGCCATCCCAGACCAGCAGCACGTCCTCGTCCGCGACCCAGCACAGCCAGCCCTCGCGCGGCACCAGGAACGCCCAGGCGCCGTCCTGCCACGCCGCGATGTTGAGGTCCTTGCCAGACCATGCGCCCGTCGCGCCCGAGGCCGGGATATAACGATCGCCGTCGCCCGGTGCGCCGGGGGGATCGGTCAGATCGCGATCGAGAACGGATAGCTGAACGGCGGCATCGAGCACGCGCAGCGCCTCGTTGTGCGTGACATGCTTCTGCGCCTGCGCCGCCTCGATAAACGGCACAACGAGATTTGGTGAACTTGGCATGTTATGTCTCTCTTTTTGCTTTCCGAAGCGCATCCGCGCTTCGGTTTCGCGCAACGCGCGGCGGCCGGTCGGCCTTTCAGCCGCGCAGATGCGCGGCTGGGGCGCGCCTTCGCTTACGAGGGAACCTCCCCCCAGCGCGCCCGAAGAGCGTGCTGAGCGGCCGACCGGCCGCCGCGGCTTAGCCGCGTAACCGGGGGACGGATGCCCCCCCCGGACAGCTAAAGACTCGCCGCCCGCCGACGACAAAAACAAACTATACAACCCCCGCCCGGCCCGTGCCGCGCCCGACCACATCGCTCATCTGATACACCACCACGTCCACGCTCGATTGCGCGCCCCCGAAGTCGGTTGTCTGCTGTGCCGCCGTGTAAACCACGCTCGGGCTGCTGGCGGTCAGCGTGCGCACCACCGTGGCCCCGTCGAGAATGTCCACCTCGTAGCCTTCCGATGGCTCATTCAGCGGCACGCTCGAGGGTTCCCACGCATCGCCATTCACGCGCGCCCGCCGTATCCACGAGATGGTGAGGTCGCCCGCGCCGTCGCGGCTGCCCGCCACATGCACAGGCGAAAACGGCTTGAGACCCCGCCCGGTGAAGGCGTGCTGCACGGTCGTGTAAGCGAAGTTATCCAGCGGTTCCGGGCTTGGCCCATATCGCCAGTTATACGGCAGCCCGATCTCGCTTTGTTCCATCGCCACCTGGACCGCGCTGCCGTCGAGCAGCACCACCCGCGCCCCGCTTGCCACCGGGTCCGCCATCGCGTCCTCGGTGCCGTATTGCCCCCGAAGCAGATTGGTCAGGTCGTACACCCCCGGCGCGACAAGCTGCGCATCCCGGAACTGCAACACCTCCCAAGCTCCGTCCGCGCCCTCCACGGCCAAGGTGTTGGCCCCGTCGAACAGGCTCAGATCGTTGACGCTTTCCAGCGTGACCCCTTGCGGGAACAGTTTGATGCGCAGCACGTTGCCCCGGTCAAACCGCGAGGTCGGCCCCGAGTAAAGATCGGTTTCGGTCTCGCCAAGCGTGGACGGGGCGGCGACCTGGCTATTCAGGTTGAAGTTCGTGGTCTGCGGCGAGCGGTAGAAATCCACCCCGCCGAACGGGTTGGAGAACGCCGCCACATAACCGGCATGAGCCACCTCGTTCCCGGTGATGAGCGGCAGGTCCATGAACGCCACCTCCGGCGGCCCGTAGACCGTGCTGGTGTTCGGCGTGCCCGAGGTGTCCGGCGCGTCCAGTTCCTCATAAACCCCGCGCTCGTGGCTCAGCGCCTCGATCTCCAGTGCCGCGCCCTGCGTGATCCGCGTGATCCGTGCCGGAAGGTTGCGCGCGCCGGTGTTCACCGTGATGAGATCGCCCGGCTCGGCCTTCATCAGCGACGGCGGCAGGGAAAACGACAACCGCTCGCGCGCGGCCCACTGCTCACGCAACAGCTTTTCAGCCGCCGCGTACATCACCGACTGGCGCGCCGTGGCCGCCAGCGAGACCGTCGAGACGCGATCCGAGGCCCCGGTCAGTTTCAGGGTCTCGACGCTGGCGCTCTTGTATTCGTTTTCCGCGTCGAAGTAGCTGATCCGCGCGCGGCCCGGCAGTTCGGTCTCCTGACCCCGTGTAACGCTCACACGCGCCGCTGTACGGGCGTTTTCGACAACACCGTCGTGATCCACCGTTCCAAGGCTTTCCGCCTGACCACGCGCGCGCAGGGCGATTTGTCCGGCACTTTCGACGGCATCGAGAAAGAACGTGGTCTCGAGCGGCTGCAAGGCATCGCGCGGCGACATGTTGCGCTCGATCACATAGCCGGAGAGATCGCCGGCAACCGTGGGGATCGAGACATTCTCGAAGCCGTAGTCCGCGAGGATTTTGCGGATGGCCTGCGAGACAGGCGCGTCCGAGGCCCGCCCCGTGATCCAGTGCCCGAATTTCCAGTTCTCGGCATCCGACCAGATGAAGTCCAGGTTCGGGAACGCGGGATAGGGGCGCGCGTCCCAGGTGTAGATGAACACCCGGCTGAGATCGACCATGCGCCCCGCATAGACGCTCGACAATGGGTTATTGCCGGCCACGAAGTCCGGGTCGTTCTCGTCCCAGTATCCGAGGAACGCCGTGATGTACCGGCGCTGCATCAGATCATCGCGCGAGCCGTTGGAATAATAGGGAAGCTGGCTTTCGCTCGATTTGGGATCGAAAAACACGTTCGGCTGGTTGGCCCCCTTGTCCACCGCCGGACAGCCGAGTTCCATCATCCAGAACGGTTTGCTCTCCGGGGTCCAGGTCGTCGCGCTGGTGTTCTCGGTCCCGCCCGGCCTGTCGAAGTGCTGGTTTTCCCACCACGACTTGATGTCCTTGAAGCGGAACACCCACGGCTTGCCGGCCCCGTCGGTGATGTCGGTGCGGGTCTGGGCGTCCCGGTCCGCTTTCGAGGCGTAAAACCAGTCATAACCCTCGCCGCCCTCGATATTGCCGCGCAGGTAGGCCGCGTCATAGATCGACGGGTTGCCAGCCTGGAAGTCCAGATGGCTCTCGCCATCGCGCCAGTCCGACAACGGCCAATAGTTGTCGATGCCGATGGCGTCGATGTTGGGCGAGGACCACAACGGGTCCAGGTGAAAGAATATCTCGCCCGATGGCCCGCCGAATTGCGAGGTCTGGAAGGGCGCAACCTCCGTCCAGTCCGCCGCGTAGGTGACTTTCGTGTTGGGTAGAACCGACTTCACGTCCGCGGCCAGCGTGACCAGTGCGTCCACGAACGGGAAGGCATCGTTCTGGTCCCGGACCCATGTGAGATAAGGCTGCTCGGTGCCGATCACGAAGGCTTCCACCGGCGTGCCGGAGATGTTCTCCGCGGCCTTGCAGAGATGGGCGTAGTGCAGGATGAAGCGGCGATAGCTCCATTCGTTCGGCCCGCTATAGATCACCTCGTTATCGGTCGTAATGGTGAAGTCGGAGACCGCGCAAGTCCCCTCGAAGCTCTCGATCTGCGTGCGCGCCGTGGCGGTCTGATCCACCGTGCTGGTCGCGCCGGGGGCCGGGTCGCAGGTGATCCGCCCGCGCCAGGGATAAACCGGCTGGTCTGTCGCGCTCGAATAGGGATCGGGCAGCCCGTTGTTCTCGGGAATGTCCATGAGCAGGAACGGCGTGAGAACGGCTTTCAGGCCCCGGTCCTGGATATCCGCGATGGCATCGCGCACCGCCCGGTCCGCCGGGGTGCCACCGAAGGCCACGCCGCCGCCGGGCTTGTCGCTGACCACCTCCGCGCCGCCACGCCCGATCCCCTGCACCTTCCAGGTGTAAGGCTTGGTGTCCTTGTCGTTCGTGTCCACCTTCGGCTTGATGTCGCACTGGCCGCAGCGCAGATCATCGCCGAACCACGTCACGAACAGGCTCACCGCGTCCACGTTGGAGATCACGTCCTGGAGGTTGTCGAGCGAGACCGCCCAGTCGGTGCCCTCGCGTTTCGTCCAGTTGTTCGTGGGTTCCCAGAACCCCGCGCCTATATCACGGATGACCGTTTCTTCCGGGTCGTAAGCGAACTCGCTGGCCGCCGGGATCACCGTGACCGCCTGGATATCCTTTTCCAGATCATCAACGGGCTTGAACACCTCGACATTCAGTTGCGGGATGCGGTCCCCGAACTGATTGAGCGGCATGCGCTCGAAGACGATATAGGCAAGCCCGCGATAGGCCGGGGCATTGTCCGCGCCCTCCTTGCTCTCGATCAGGCTGTCAGCGGTCTGGGTCTCGGTGCCCTTGTAGACGCGGTACGTGAACAGCGTCAGGTCCACCTCGTCGCCATCGGCCCAGACCCGCCCGATATGGCTGATCGGCCCCTCGCAAAGCGCGACCGCGAAGTTGGCGAAATACTTGTAGGTCTTGCCGCTCGAGGAGGAGGAGCCGCCGATACCCTTGAAGAAGCCATCGTTGCCGCCCCCGTTGTTCTCGACAACCTCCTCCAGATTGGTGGCCCAGATCAGTTGCGTGCCGAGGCGCGCGCGGCCATACACGCGCGGGATCGGCGTGCCCTCGGTGGAGGCCGTGACCTGCGTGTCAGAGATGCGCGGCCCCTCGCCGGGCTGCGCCTGGCCGGTTGCGCCGAAAAGCGCCTGGTCAATGAAGGTCCCCGCAAGGGTGCCGACCGCGCGCCCGATAGCCGCGCCGCCGAGCGTTGCCCCCAACACGGAAACGCCGGCAGGCAGCAGGGCAGACCCCGCCGCCGCGCCGGCTGCGCCCAGGACTAATGTGGCCATTAATTCATACTCCCGCCGTCATTGTCCGGGTCGTTCCGTTCCGCAACCTGCACCACGAAATCATTGCCCGGAATGTGCGGGAAGCCCCGGAAGTTCGCCACATTGGAGAACTTGTCCCGGCAGGTTGTGAACTGCTTATCGCAGCCCGCGCGGATGGTGAAGGTGTCTCCCGCTGCCACCGCCACCGCAGGCGTCTGCCACACCCCGATGGTCACGGTCCCGTCCGCCTTGGTGTGGCGCTTCACCTCCATCTTCTGGCCGGCATTGCCGCCGGTATCCCATGTCAGGAAGCCGCGCGTGAACCACCCGGCATCGAAGCTGTCGAGGCCGGTCACGACAAAGCGCGTGTCCGAGGATGTGCTGTCCACCGTGCCGGAGGTCTTGAACGCCGCGCTGTCGAGATCAACCGTGCAGCGCGCATCGCCCAGATCCGCGTCACACTGTGCCTGAAAGACCCGGCCCTGCGTCTGGTTGAGCGCGTGCGCCACCCCCCGGATTTCCGCCACAAAGGCCCCGTCCTGGATCGTCACCTCGCCCAGATTGCCCTTGCGCACCAACACCCGCTCCGCGACATCGGCCCAGTTGACGCGCCAGACCTCGACAACCGCGTTGTCATAAAGCCCCTTGGCAAGATCAGTCTCGCTCATGTGCCCGGATTGCAGCGCGCCCTCGGCCTCGAGGTTGTCCACGCTCAAGCCTACCGAGGAGGCGATTTCGCTTGCCGTGAACCCGCTGTCTGCCTGAAATGTGGTGCCGTCGAAGGCGAGATCGCGGTCATGGTCGGTGAAGCCCAGCTCGGTGCCGTCCGTCCGCGTGAGACGCCAGCACCAACAAAGGGTGGTCGCGCCGGTGTCGAGATGCGCCTGCAATTCTGCGGGAAGCTCCATCATCTCAGCCCCATGCGAAATACCGATACTGATCGCCCGACGCGTTCATGTTGCCGCTGTCCACGGTGAAGCCGTCAGTGTCGAGCGTGAAGGCGGCGTCCCGGTCGCCATTGGTCAGGTTGGCCGCAGTGTCCGGGATCAGCTCTTCGCTCAGCAAGAAGACGTGCTGATCGTCAGCCGAGCGCACCAGCACGAATTCCGGCTTGAAGCCCAGCCCGGTGATCGCGTTGTTTGATCCGCCGGTTCCGGTGTAGGTGCCGGTTTCGTACTTGCCGGAGATGGCCGCGCTGCCGAACAGATAAAGCGCCGCGGTGTTGGTGTCGTTCGGGTTCCAACGTCCATCGGTGCCCAGCGTGACATCGCTGGCGGATACGGCCTGCAACGTGTCGCTGCCGCCGCCCACGAAGAACTCACCAAAGGCCTCGGCGTGCTGCGAGCCAACCGTCCATTCGTTGAGCCATTCGCCAGCCGTCTCGCTCGGTTGCTTGATGAACGCCCAGACCGGCGCGGTGGACAGGCTGTGCGCGACCACCTGCCCGCTGGTGCCGTCGTTCTGCTTGTCGATCACCTCGAACTGATCGCCCCCCTTGAAGCACAAGGCCAGATAGAACTTGCTGCTATCGTTCACCCGGTCATTGTCCTCAACCGAGAAGCCGTCGGTATCGTAAGAGGTGATGGTGCTGGAGAAGGTGACGTTATCCTCGAAGAAGAAACCGTCGCTATGCTGCGCGTCCCAGATCACGCCGGGGCCAAGCGAGATGCGGTCGCCGATGTAAACGCTGATCCCCGAGGTGTCTGCGCGGCTCAGGATGATAACCATATCGGGCTGGAACCCGACGCCGGTAATCGACTGCGCGGCCCCGGAGCCGGAATACGTCACCGCCGCGGCCTGCATGTCGTTCGAGGCCGATTGCGAGGTCACGTCGCCGGCCAGATCGCCCGTGGTGTCCATCTGCGCGCCGAGCAGGATGTCGGTCTGGATGCTGGCCGTGAGGACGGACAGGGCGAAGATATCCAGCGCGCCGAGGTGGTCCTGCTGCGTGTTCGCGGCCAGATCGCCGGTTGCGTCGAGTTGCGCCGACAGGCCTTGCGCCTGGCTGAGCCCCGCAGACAACGTGCCGTTGACATCGAGCAGCGCCTCCAGGTTGAAAATCTCCGTGACCAGCGGCCCGCCGGCAAAAGCCCCCGAGGCGGCCAGCGCCGCGTCGAGGAGATGATCCTGCCGGACGCCTGGCGCAACGCTGATCGCGCTGTTCACCATCGCGCCGAGCAGCTTCGACAGGTTCTCCGGCGCGGCGGGGTAAACGACCGTCCGGCGCGGCTCGCCGTATGTGATGGTCACGCGGGCCATTCAGTCACCCCGTCGCGGATGTGCACCGTGCCGCGCGCGGCCGTCAGCGCCAGCCCGTCGATCTCTATCAGCAGGTCGAAGCCATACAGCCCCGGCGCGATGCCGGCCATGTCGTCGCGGTCGACCTCGAGCTCGAATTCGCCCGCCGCCGCATCGGTCACGGTCAGGCCGGACCCGAGCGCCAGCGACAGCGCGCTGGTCCCGCCCCGGTCGCGGACATCCATGCGGATCGTCGCGCCGGTCAGGCTCAGGTCCCCGCCGGCCGCGTCAGCCGCCTTGAACGGCTGGCGCCAGTCGGCGTTGGTCGCCGCTTCCAGGTTCAGCGTGGTCATAGGATCTCTTTGTTGACTGTCCGGCGGACATTGGTCGCTTCGCGCCCGCCTTACGGCTTCGTCCGCCGGCAACCGGCCTACGGATGTGGCCGGCCTTAGCTAATGCTCACCGTCAGATCGCCCGAGGGGATTTTCACCGGGTTGCCCGCCGTCACGGTCTGCGATCCGCCCGTGAGCGCATCCGAGGCCAGCAGCGTCCCGCCCGAGGCGCTGTCATAAATGGCGATATGCGAGACCGTCGCGCCGCTATCGGCGTTGCCGAAGTCAATGTCCGCTGTCGATGAACTCTCGCCGGTGTTGGTGGTCCCGGCAGCTTCCATGCTCGATGTGATCGCCAGCCGCCCGGAGGGGCGAATGGTGGTCGTGACTTCCGAGCCGGCGCCCTGCGGATCGCCGTCGAACAGCGCGACATAGCGCGTGCCAGAAGCGGGGACCGGATCGGACTTGCCGATGATCCAGTCCACCAGTTGATCGAGAATTCCGTCTGCGATATCAGGCATGTGCTAGGTCTCCTTTTTTGCAGTCGACGGGACATCCGTCCCGCCGTTTCGGCGCTAAGCGCCGGCCGCCGGTCGGCGGCTTAGCACGCCCTTCGGGCGCGCTGGGGCGCTAAACGCTAACGTGGGCACTGCCTCTACAGCGCGCTCTTGCGCGCTGAGCCGCCGACCGGCGGCCGGGCCTCAGGCCCGTAATCGAGCCACGGATGTGGCTCGGACCGTGAAGAATCCACTGCCCCCCGGCTTGGCCGGTAGCCGCGAGCCGGAAGGCTCGCGGACCCTAAAAACTAAAAACCCCAACAATCCGCCGGCGCCACCACCGCGAAAGGTTGATCTCGACAACACCGGCGCCTTCCTGCGCATGGATCATGCGTGTCGGCGCGCCATCAGCCACCGCGCTCACGATGCCGGAATGCTTGGCGAGCGCGCCTTTCTTCATCCGGAAGATCAGGACATCGCCGGGCTGTGGCCGCTCGCTCGTGGCGCGCAGCGAAAGGTGCCGCCGCGCCGCTTCGAGGAGGGTTTCCTCGCCGCGCATTTCCGCCCAGTCGCGCGAATAGGCCGGCGGCGTCTCCGGCTCGCGCCCCATCACTTCGGCATAGACGCCGCGGATCAGCCCGAGGCAGTCGCAGCCCGCGCCCTTCACCGCAGCCTGATGATGATAAGGCGTGCCGAGCCAGCCGCGCGCGGCTTCGACAACGCGATGGCTCATGTCGTCGAAAACTTCTCGGTCGCTCATGAGCGGCCTTTTTTGCAGACCGGACCATATTGGTCGCATTCGCGCCCGCCTTTGGCTTCATGGCCCGGATACGGCCCAACGGGCCGGCCGCCAGTCGGCGGCTCAGCCGCGCAGATCCGCGGCTGGGATTGTTCCCACTCCCGCGTTTTGCGCCCCAGGCGCGCCGCCGGCGCGGCTGTAAGCCCGACCGGGCGTCGCGCCTTAGGCGCGTAAACCGGCGCACGGATGTCCGCCGGACAGCAAAAACTCACAGCCGCACCTCCACGATCGGAATGTTCGGAATGTCGCCGTGCGAGAAGTGCTCAAGGCTCACGGCCAGCCTGTCCGTATCGAAGCGGGCGGGCACGTCAAAGTCGAACCCCGCGGTGATCTGCGCGCCACCCGCCGGCGCAGTGGTGAAAGTGACCACGCCGGTCGCATCATTGACCGTGAAGTCGGTACCCTCCACCTGCGCAATCCCATCAACAGCCACCTTGACCGAAGCCGGGACGGGTTTTTCGATCCTGCGTGTCCAGGGCGCGAAGCTGGCACCATAGACCTTGATAAGCTGGAAGGTGTCATCCGAGCCGTTACCGACGGCGATCACCTGATCATCAATCGCCGGCGCCTTGCCGGGCGGGCCAGAGCGATAATCACTCCAGTCCCTCCATCGGAACGCGTGCATCCGCCCGCGCCGCTCCTCGAAGAACGCGATCACCGCATGGAGATCGTCGATGCCGCGGACGCCGTAGCCGGCATCATACCGCCGGCGGCTGTCGGCCCAGCGCTGGTTGCGCTCTTCATGGCCGGACCCCAGCGTGACGATCTCGGTGCGCCGCTCCGGCCCACCGCTCGCACCGCGCGAGATCGCGGTGGGAAAGCGAATGTCGTGAAACGCCATCTAAAGATTCCTTTGACCCCTGCCGACCGCCCGCGCGATCTGCGCCGTGATCTGACCCTGGTTCTGGCGGAAGCCCTCGATATCCGGTGTGGAGATATTGACGGTGACGTTCGTCGCGCCGGCCGCGGCTTCTGCTCGCACGCCAAGCCGCCCGTCGCGCCCGCGTGAAAGCGGAAGGATCGCCTCCGGCCCGGCCTCTCCGGCAACGCCGACCCGGCCGCCGCGTAACGGAAATGACACCGGCGCGCTGATCACGCCGCCATCGGCGAAGGGCACCGGCATGGCCTGCTGGATCACCCCGCCAGCCGCGAATGGGGCGATGCCACCGGCCAGCCCGCCGAACGCCGAAGCGATCGCGCTTTCCACCGGAGCAAAAGCCGAGCGGAGCGCCATCCGTGAAAGGTCAAGCGCAAGGTCCTGCAACACGTCGCGCAGGCCGGCTCCATCGAGTGCGACTTTCTCGAACGAGCGGCCCAGCCGTCCGGCGAACCGCTCGCCGAGCGTTTCCAGTTCCTTGAGCTGCGCGCGCGCCTGATCGGTGCGCGCCGACACCTCGATTGCCAGATCGGCAACTGTTTCAGCCATGTGATCCTCTGTCCGGGAAGCGCGCGATCAAGCCATCGAGGCTATCGCGCGTCATCGGCGCTGCAGGCAGCCCGCCGTTCAATCCCGAGATGGCGCGCGCCAGTTCCACGGGCGTCATTGCCCAGAAGTCGCGCGGTGCAAGCCGCAACACGCCCAGCCCGATTGCCATGGCCTCGTCCCAGGGAAAGGGCCGACGCGACGGCTCACCCGGCATCGGGCTCGCTCCGCTGATCGGTGAGGGCTCCGAAGGTTGCGTTCAGCAGCCGCGCGACGATGTCGACGAACCCCGGCGCGCCACCGGGCGCGGGCAGTTTCGCCACATCGTCATCGCTGAGCTGATGCCCGGCCCCGCGCAGGCCCGCGCCGATGATCTTGAGCGCATCGCCCGCGCTGATCCGCCCGCTCTGAAAGCGTTCGGCAAGCGCCATCATGTCCGTCTCGCCAAAGGCGTGCTCCAGTTCGGCGAGCGCGCCCAGCGTCAGGCACAGCGTATAGGGCAGCCCGCCAAGAACCGCTTCAATCTCGCCGCGATGCGGATTGACCATGACTTACACCCCCGTGAAGCTGAGTTGGCCGGCCGATTCCAGCGACAGCTCGAAGGTCATCTCGCCGTCATGCTGGCCGGCGTATTCGAGCGTCGTGACCTGAAACGGCCCCTCAACGGTACCGAAATCCGGCACGATCACCTGCCAGTCGCGCTGGACGCCGTCGAAGAAATAGCCGCGCACGATCTCGTCCGATTGCGCATCCTTGAACACACCGTTTCCGGAGATGCGCGCGGTCTTGATGCCCGCTCCGGCGAGCAATTCGCGCCACGCGCCGGCGGATTCGGTATTGGTGATGTCAACGGTGGCCGCGTTGAAGGCGAGCGTGCGCGCGCGCAATCCTGCAACCGTCTGGAAATTGCCCGCGCCGTCGCTGTCGACCTTCAAAAGCAGATCCTTGCCCTTCTGGGCGCTCATGGGTCTCTCCTCGTTTCCTGGATCAAACGGGTTCGGTCACGGCGCGGAACCGCGCCACGCCGTGATAGGTTTCGCCGTCCTCGTCGCGGCGCACCTCGAAGGACTGGCAGCGCAGATTGACCAGAGCCGCTCCGCTCAAGCTGAGCGATGCGTCGTGGAGAACGGCGCGTACCGCGTCGATCACCTCGTAGGCCTGGCGCTTGCCCGCGTAGCGCGACCAGACATGCACATCGAGGCGGTGCTCCAGCCCCGGTTCCGTGCCCGTGCTCCAGTCGCTGACGGAAGCGGTGCCGAGCGTGATGAACGGGAACGGCGTGTCCTGCGGGACATCGTCATAAATGCGCGCGCCGCCCAGAAGCGCGGCGACGGCGGTGTCGTTGGCGAGCGTCGCATACACCTCGCGCTGCAAGGCCCAACTGCTCATGGCTGTCTCCGGATATGATTAGCGGCGCGAGACCATGCCGCGCAGGGTCTGGGCAATGCGGCGGACAATGCGCCCGCGCGCCCGAGTGAGCGCCGGACGGAGCCAGGGCCGCTGCGCCCGCATCAGCGCGCCGAATTCGCGGAACCAGGCCAGCGGCGCCCGCGTCGCAACGCGGTAACTGAGTGGCTGCCGCGCACGCGTCACCTCAAGCGTGTCCGCGAGCACCTGAGCGCCCGCGCCGCCGTCGCGCTCAAGACCGTCCCGCGCCTGCTGCGCCACGTCTTCAGCGCCCGTCCTCACCGCGCGTTCAAGCGCATCCGTGCGCTCCAGCGCACGCGAGAGGCCGCCCAGCCCCGTTCCCCGCGTCCTCACGGAAAACCTCACAGGTCGCGCTCCTCACAACTGCACTTCAGGAAGCTGCGGCGGCCGTCCTCATCGAGCACCGCGTGGATGTCGAGCACGCGATCACCGAAGCGAAAGCGCATGTTCGGCGCAACGTCCGCGCGATAGCGGATCGTCACATCGGCCTTGCGGGTGCCGGACAGCCGGTCGGCCTCGACGGCCTCCTTGCCTGATTGGGCCTTTATCATCGCCCAGATCTCGGCGACTTGCTCCCATGTCTCGACCGCGCCGCCGCCGTCATCCGCCGCGCGCACCGGGCGCTCCAACACGACCCGCTGGCGCAATGTTGCGATGCCCGCGCTCAAAGCCGCACCTGCCGATAAGGCTTCAGCAAGTCCGCGACGCCGTGCGGCAGCTCATCCGGCTGGTCAAAGACAACCGGCTCGCGCTGCTCATACCAGTGCGCGGCGAGCAGCAGCACCGCCTGGCGGATCGGCTGTGGCACCGTCTCGGGCGTATCCCCGTAGCCCGCCGTTACGGCGATCTCGATGCCATTCGCCGGCCGGCCGGGCGTTGGCCAGACAGCGCCGGAATTGCGCACCAGTCGCGGGCGCAGCGAGGAGAGATCAACCACATACGTCTGCGGCGAGACGGTCTGAGCAACCTCGTCTGCGTCATGGACCTTGACGGAGTCGACGCCCTGCAGCGGCCCGAGCGGGACCGATACGCGACCGTCAGCCGGCCACTGATCGAGGACCAGCGTCCAACTCTGTGTCACCATCGCGATATCCAGCGCGCCCTCGATATGCAGCCGGGCCGCGAGGATCAGGCTGGCAACCACCGGGTCTTCGACGGCGCTGTCAATGCGCAGATATTGCTTCGCCTCGGAAACACTCACCGGCTCAGCAGCGGGCGCGGCCGTCAGCACTAGCGGCATGGCTCATCCCCGTTTTTTGGAAAATCTAAGCTGGATGCGACCCCAGCGCGCTCTAGGGCGCGCTGGGCGGCCGACTGGCGGGGTCCCATCAAAGTAATACTCTGAAGGGGCCCCCTGGCCGCCGGTCCGTTGGGGCGTAACCGGCGGGCGGATGTCCGCCGGAAAGCGAAAAAGCCGCCGCGGCCCGCGACCGGCCAGGGCATGGGCCAATGTTACGACGTGCCGAACTTCAGCAGCTTGATCGCGCCGAAGTCCTGCACCCCGCCGCCGACGCGCTTGGTTGTGTAGAACAGCACGTAGGGCTTGGAGGAAAACGGATCGCGCAGCACGCGGATGCCGATGCGGTCCACCACGAGATAGCCGCGCTGAAAATCACCGAACGCGATCGCCGTGGCGTCCGAGCCGATGCTCGGCATGTCCTCGGTTTCCACGATCGGGAAGCCAAGCAACATGGGCCGCGCCCCGGCCTCTGTCGCCGGCTGCCAGATGTAGTTGCCGTCGCCGTCCTTGATCTTGCGCACTTCGGCCTGCGTCGAGCGGTTCATGACCCAGGAGGCATTGCCGCGATAGCCGGCGTTCAGCGTGTAGATCAGGTCGAACAGCGCGTGTTCCGGGTCGGTACCGGCGAAATCGCCGTCCACGCCGGTGGCGATGTAGCCGATGTTCTCCCAGCTCCAGGAACCGTCCGCGACCTGCGTGTAGTCGAGAAAACCCTTCGGCTTGTCGCTGCCGTTGCCGCTGACGAAAGCGGTGTTTTCCTGCGCGGCGAAGGCGATGCGCACCTCGTCCGCAATCCATTGCTCGATGTCCACGGCGGAGTCATCCAGAAGCGTCTGGGTCGCCGCGGGCATCGCGTAGAGTTCCATGGTCGGGAAGTCGAGTTCTTCGAGAACGGGCGTTCCGGTCTCGCTGCGCGTGCCGGTCTCAGCGACCCAGCCGGCGGCCGCGCCCGTGCGCGCGAACGGCTTCTTGAAGCTCATGCTCGACACCTGCCGGTTGCCCGCGATGGCGCGGATCGGCGAAATTTCGGTGAGCGCGCGCATGATGGTGCTTTCCACCTCGGTCGGCACGGTGAAGCCGCCATCAGAGCCTGTCCCGGCGGAAAGCGCCTTCTGCTCCAGCGCGCGCAAGCTCGCCATGTCTCCGGTGCGCGCATAACTGTCGAACGCGGCCTTGTGCTCGCTCACGGCGCCATGCGCCAGCCCAGCGGCGGTTTCGCGCGGCGGACGCGCGGCCTTCAGCGCGAGCTGATCGACAGTGCGCTTGTGCTCGTCGAGCGCGCGGTCGATGCGCTCCAGCTTGTCGGTCGTGACGACATCGGCGGACATGCGCTGCTCGATCTGCTCAAGCCGCTCGTCGTTGCTCTGCTTGAACGCCTCGAAGGCGCGCATGAATTCGTCGAAGGCCTGCGCCATCTCGACGGCGGACACCTGCGGCTCCGCCTTGGTTTCGTAGTCGGAAGTGTATGTCTCGCTCATGGTCTCCTCGTTTCGGTGAAGGTGAAGGCATCGGGTTTGCGCCGGGGCCGCTTGCGCAGGGCCCGCGAGGCAGCGGCGAGCCGGGCGGTGATGTCGTCGGGCGGCTTCGCGCGTTTGATCCGGCTGACCTTCGCGCCGGGCAGCATCGGGAAGGTCACGATGGAGATTTCCCAAAGATCGATCTCATGGAGCCGGCGCGTGCGCAGGCGCGGATCGCGGTCTGCCCGGACCGTGCGAAAGCCGATCGACAGCCCGTCGAGGCCGCCGGCGCGCAGCAGAGCCGCGATCTCGCGTGCCCGCGCCACCCCGCCGATCAGCCGTCCGCGCACATAAAGCCCGTGCTTGTCCTCGCGGATCTCGTCCCAGACGCCGATCGGCTGAGCCGGGTCGTGCTGGAACAGGAAGCGAATTTCGCGCGGGGCACGCCGTTTCAGGCTCGCGGCGAACGCGCCGGGCATGACGACGTCGCCGCCATGATCGGGCACGCCGAAAAGGCTGGCGTAACCTTCCACACGCCCGTCGCTCTCGCTCACGCGCAGAGGCGCACGCTCGCGCACGCGCGGCGGCTCCGCGCGCTTTAAGGCCAGGTTTTTCATTAGGTTCAGGTCGCGCTTGCCAACTCGTCGCCGCCCTCGACCGGGCCGTAGCCGATCGCGGCGCGCTTTTCGTTGATCGTCAGGAAGGAGGCATCCTCCACCCGCTCCCAGAGCGCCGCGCGCTCGGTGGACAGCGCATCGATCCGGTCGAGTGCGGGTTTCAGCGCCAGCCCCTCGCCATAAGCCGGGCCGAGCCAGCCGCCCAGCGCCTGCAGCGTGCGGTTCACCAGCGGTAATACCGTCTGACGCCAGAAGCTCCGGTTGGCCTCCTGATAGTTCGAGAAGGTGTTGTCGCCGGGAATGCCCAGCAGCATTGGCGGCACGCCTAAAGCCAGGGCGATTTCGCGCGCGGCCAGGTTCTTCGCGCTGATGAAGTCCATGTCGCGCGGGCTCATCGACATCATCTTCCAGTCCAGCCCGCCTTCCAGCAGCATCGGCCGTCCGGCGTTACGCGCGCCCGCGTAGGTCGCCTCAAGCTCGGTCTTGAGCCGCTCGTATTGCTCCTCGGTCAGGTGTCCGTCACCGGCGGAATAGACCAGCGCGCCCGAAGGCTGCGCGGCGTTGTCGAGAAGCGCCTTGTTCCAGCCCGAGGCGGCGTTGTGGATGTCGATCGCCATCGCGGCGGCCTCCAGCGGGCTCATGCCGTAATGATCGTTGACCGGGTGATACTGGCGCATGTGCAGGATCGGGCGCACCCCGGCGACCTCCTGGTCGAAGCGCAGAGTCTGACCATCCGCCTGATATTCATACGCGCAGGGCCAGCCATCCGCGCCGGGCACAATGCGCATCCGATCGGAACGCAGCACATGCAACTCGCGCGGTTGCCCCTCAAGTGCCACCGCCTCCATGAAGGCGTTGCCCGAAATCAGCAGCGAACCGTACCAGGCTTCAAAGAGGTCGGGCGCGCATTCGCCGGCATTGGGCCGCGCCAGCAAGTCCATAAGCGGGTGGGCTTCGAGCTCGTCCGCCCCGTCGAACAGGCGCAGCGGGACCGAAGCGGCAGCCTCGGCGATCATCCGCACCGAGCGATACACGACCGGGTTCTTCATGAAACCCTCGCGGGCCATCGCCCCGGCATTGCGCGGCGACCATACCGGCTGGGCGTGACCCTTAAACGCGAGGAACGGCCCGGCCAAGTTGCCCCGGCGCTCAAGCGGCGGCGCGCCGAGCCAACGCGTCAGCGCGTCGGTGATGCGGCTCATGAAACCTCCAGAAGTTGGGGTATGAGATCAAAAACTGCGCAGGCGCGGCGGCTTCGCCGTGCCGAGCATGAGATCGCTCAAGGCCCAGACCAGCGCATCGACGCGGTCCGGGCTACCGGCCTCCAGCCCGTCGGGACCGAAGGCGCACATCTCGTCCTCCAGCGCCGGGAAGAGGCCGGCATGGGACACAAGCCCGCGCTCATAAAGCGCCGCGACCGGCTCGGCGCGGGCGTATTTGCCCCGTCCGGCGCGCACCATGCGGATCGCGGCCTGCGGCGCGACCTGCGCCAGGACATCGGTGACGAGTTCACCGCCCTGATTGACCTCCGCGACGATGCAGTCGGCCTCAAGGCTGTCGTAAAGCCGCGTCGCAGCACCCGCCCAGACCGTGGGCCGTGCGCCCTGCACCGTCCCATCAGCAAGCACGTAGGCCCGGCCGTCTTCGCCTCGGCCCGCCGCGATGATCCCGCAGGCGTCGGCGCCCTGCCCGCTCGTCACAGGCGGATCGACCGCCACCACGATGCGCGAAAGAGGGGGCGGCGATTTCACTCGCGCCCCCTCAATCGCGTCTCGCCGCCAAAGGCTGTCCGCGCGATCCTCGATAATCTCGCCATCAAGTTCCTGGCGGCCAAGCCGCGTGCCTTGATAGCGTCCAACGATCGCGTCCAGGAAAGCCGGCGCGAGATTTGCGGTATTTGCCGATGTCGCCGCACGCGTCACCGCCGTCCGCGGATCGGCAATAAGCCGCTTGATGAGCGGGATCGGGCGCGGCGTCGTGGTCACGATTTGGCGCGGGCGCTCGCCCAGCCGCAGGCCGAATTGCAGCATGTCCCAGGCGCGGTCCGCGCGCGGCCACTTCGCAAGCTCGTCGCACCAGGCCGCATCGAACTGTGGGCCGCGCAGGCTGTCCGGATCGCTCGCCGAAAACAGCCGGGCGCGCGCGCCGTTGGCCCACTCAACTTCATGCCTGGTCTTGTGAAACTGCGGACGCTCATCCTGCGGGTGAATGCTCATCAGGCCCGAGACGCCTTCGACCATCACCGCGCGGCCATCGTCCAGCGTGTCGGCCACCAGCGCAATACGCCCGGCCGGCCGCTCAGAAAACGGCGCGCGCCCCAGCGCCACGCCGCGCACCCATTCGGCCCCGGCCCGCGTCTTGCCGCTGCCGCGCCCGCCGAGCAAAAGCCAGGTCGTCCACGGCCCACCGCCTTGTGCGGCCGCTGGCGGGAGCTGATCGGTCCGCGCCCAGATCTGCCAGTCATGCAGGAGGAAGTGAATTTCACGCGCGCTCAGCGAGCCGATGAACGCATCACTCAGCGTGTTCGGCGCGCAGGCGCTCAAGGCGTCGCGCAAGGTCTTCGCGCAGGGCTCGCGCATCGGCGTTCACGCCCACGCTGTTGTCGTGGCCGGAAGCCCCGCCGGTTTCAGCCTTCTCGTCGAGCGCGCTGAGCCGCTCGAACAGCCGCACCATCGTATTGAGGGTTCGCGTGTCACGTTCATGATCCGCCGCTGTTTGTGCGCCATTGGGCAGGCGCGACTCGAATTGACTCATTTTCCGCTCCAGCGCCTTGTAAAGCCGGGCGATCAGCGCCTTGCGCGCCGTGTGGGGCTCACGTCGGCGTCCGGCTCCACCGGCAGACCTCCGTGCGCGACCGCTGCGCAGGGGCCAGCCCTGCTCCCGCGCATGTGCATATAACGCCTTTCGGGTGATTCCGTATTGCGTACAGATTTGCGCCACCGTCAGCTTGCCTGCGGCATAATCCGCGGCGACGGCGGCCCACTTCGAGGAAGCGTCCTCGTCCAT